AGAAACAGGCAATAATTCATTTGACCTTATAGATGCGCCTATAGGCGCATCTATAAGGTCAAATGAATTATTGCCTGTTTCTATAAAATGATCAGTTATTATAAGTTTTAATCCGTTTAAAAATACCTCTAATGTTCCAGGTATAAAAGCAAATGTTGTTGTAAACGATTTGTTTGCTCCGTCTATTGTACCTATAGCTCTTTCTTCCCTAAATAGTACCCCCCCTTTGATAATTGCCATGTATTATCCTTTTTAATTTTCAATTAGATTGCTCTGATTCGTTTAAAAGGTGTCAATGCTGCCATTGCTCCCGCAATGAAGGCCTTTATATGACCTCCATAGTGTACATCACCAAATGACTTGGAAAGTCCTTCTACGTTTAACGATACTGAGCCTGCTCCAGAAAATAACCCTTTCGTATGTAAAACTTTTGCCGCCACTAGTTGTGCACAGGCACTCCTGAATTCTTGCGGTAGATTATCAAGGTTTTTGTAACCATAGTCATATTCCACTTCTATATTTTGTGTTCCTAGAAGCCATGTATAATTCCAAAAAGGTACTGCTTGATTTTCTAAAAATAATATTCTAGGTGGAATAGCTAATAGTCCTAATTTACAGTCTACATAGAGATCTGCTTTTTCGTATTGTTCAGTTGTATTAATAAAATTTCCTGTATTTCCTGTGTCCACTTTTAGATCGTCAGGAACTGGCGCACTTTGCGGAAATGTCAGCGGTGGTACCACTTGGTCATCTATAGGTTCTACCCCACCGCGTTCCGCTATTTGTACTCCTGTACTGTCGATATGGTTTAGATGAAATTGTCTTTTGAATTGAAACCATTCTATTTGTGGTATAATTCTCAATACTACGTTTCTCACAAAACTTACAGGTCTATGACGTAGTATTAGTGTGTTAGACCCTGAACCATCGTAAAATTCATTTGTGGTTGTAAGATCCAGATTTTCGCCTATAAACCCATCTATTTCTCTTTTTGCTAGAGGGATATATGCTTGCTCGATTAGCTCGTCTAGATTTTCTGGCATATCAGAAATATCTAAACCCGCAAGCCAAAATTTTACATCGTTCAAGTTGCAGTATAAAAAACTCATGTTTTATTAGATTATCTCCTTGTTTTGTTGTTATGGCAGGCAGTGGGTTTCTTGCCCACTACCTACCTTACAACTATAAGAACTTTAAAGGGTATTATTAAACCCCAACATTTTCGATTTTACCTTGAAAAGCTTCGGCTGTAAGCTGCAGCACCGTAAACTCTGCAATCAGAGTACGATACGCAGACTGTAAGAGAGCAAGATCAATAGCAGACAATGGCATAAGATCCACCATCTGAATTGCATTACCGTCTTCCAGCACAGTCTTGTCATCAATAACTAGGATAAAATCCTGGTTAGATACGGGCACGATATAACGTGTACCTATCACGTCAACCTGTCCGAACGGAGACAACCAACGAGTAACTGAAATACCCGCAGGTATGTCCGCCAACGTTCCCGCACCAGCTTGGAACAACCTATAAAAGCTGCCCAATACTATTTCGTTAAACGTTTGAAGGTCACGATAAGACATAACCAAAGCTTGAGGCTTACCACCATCGGCAACAATGTTCTGCTCAGTAGTAGTAATAACGCTCAAAGTGAGCGGATTACCACTGTTATCCGTCACGTTATCCGTGATCAACTTATTCAGACCGTCAAATTGAAGACCCGTGCCTACAGAAGAATCACCATTGATAATGGCCCATTCTTCCATTAGAGCAACGTTCAACATTTTAACTTTGATCTGATGCTTTTTAATATCCGTGTAAGTTCCACCAGCCATTTGCTCGAAGAACGACACATTCACCGTATCACCAAGAGATGTATACGGAGCGGATCTAAACTTGTAAGAAGGTTGCGTACCTTGAGGAAGACCACCTTTTTCAAAGAATCCCTTTTCAGGAACAGTTCCACCCAAAAACAAATGACCAACTGACTGGGTTTCAGTTGACGTTGTTGGTGTCAGCTGATACCAGGCATGGGCTTTCCCGTTTCCTTGAATACGGTTAAATCGGTTCCTAAGAGGCGTGTCCGTAGGAGCCATGATGGCCATTTCGGCCTGCAAGTCTTCACGAACTAGCAACAATCCGTCAACAGGAACAGATGTAATCGCTTTTTGAATATCATTAATAGCTCTTTCGACAGTTTGTGCATCAAAATTTCCGCTTGGAAACATATATTTATTCACCCCCGTGAAATTGTTCAGATTTTTGTATGTGCCTCTTATTGAGAGGGCTTGTCACCGAACTTGCGCTCAAGACACTCATCTAAATAAGCTTTCTTAATGCGCTCTTGTTCAGTTGTCAACGGTTTGCCTGAAGCTAATGCATCGTCATTCCACTTTCTGATGTCTCCTGCTATTTTTTTCATATCAGTTTCATCATTAGTGTTTGCATCGCCATTGATCTTCTGGATCAATTCTTTTCTCGGCTTAGGTTGACACATAAGCGTTTCTAGTCGCTTACTCAGCGATTCCACCTGCTTGGCTAAATCATCCTCTGATCCACCAAGAGACTTCTTAGTTTTGTGATAACGCTTTCCTTCCTTTTCTTCTTTTTCTTCATCATCTTCGTATTCTTCTTCGTCCTTGTCATCGTGTCTTTTTACAGGCCCTTTGACAGGATAAGCTCCTTCGTCTGGTTGCGTTTTAGCATCCACTGTTGCAGGATGTTTTCCGGGATATTTGCTACCCTCGGAATCAGCACCATCTTTTTTAACAGGAGCAGCAGTATCTTCTTGAGTTCGTAATGAAGAAGCTGCAGGATCTTTAGCTTTTTCTAGATCTTCAGTTGCAAGATCTAAAACTTTAATCACGTTTTCTAAATCAGCATATTCTTCTTTATTTAATGACTTAACAAATTCGTCATATTCTTCGTCGGACATTTTGCCAATAAATTCGGCTGTGTTATAGACTGAATCAATGTCAGCTTGTAGATCCTCGTCGGATTTATAAACATCCTCGGTACCTTCATTCTTTTCAGCTGCCTCTTTTTCACGAGTGACAGCTTTTCTCGCAATATCAACTAATGCACGACCAATACCAGTTTTGACAACAAACTCCTCGTCTCCGTCTTCTGACTTAATCGGCCCCTTTGCGGGATAAGCACCCTCTGAAGGTTGTGTTTCAGCATTGACCGTAGCTGGATCTTTTCCATCTAATGGTTTGCTTTCACCCAATGACGGCGTTGAATCGTTTGCCTTCTTTGTGTTTGGATGTTCTTTGGCACCAGGAACTGGTTTATAAGCCCCTTCATAATTAGCTTTGATGACCTCTGCAAGTTCATTAAATTTACTAGCTAGTTCATCGACTTTCTTTTCCAACCCCATATTTGTACCTCCTCTGCTTAAGCAGTATTTGCAATTCTCAGAATTGTGAGCAGTACCTAATTTTTCAACTGCTCTATCATGTACATTAAATTTCTCTGCATCATTTAGCGTGTAAGTATTACCATCAAGAACTTCCAAAGCTCTGACAGCGTGTACTTTATCAGGAATAGGAATTAGCCTTTCCTTGATTAAAGTCCCATCTTTTTCTGATTTTCTTATTAAACCAAAATTATCGTCACTAAGATTTTCAAGCTGATTTTTTTCCAAAATTTTTCTAGCTAAAGAATCAGCTTTGTCACGATGAAGTTTAATCTCCTTTTCAAGTGGGTCTTCCCCATCGGTTATAATGATCTTTTTGATATCCTCTACAATTTCGGTTTGATACGGTACTCCATCAATTGATTTAACAAGTGTAAATGAACAGCCAATATTTGCTGGATTATCCACAAGTGATAATTCATTGAGTTTGTACTTAGTAATTCTGGTGACTGTTCTGGATTGATTGGGTGAATCGGCGTCTTTGATAATTTGAGTGGTTTTGTTGATAGTTTTTCCACCGATAGAAAATCCGTTTAGGATTTTCTCATTAATTTTGTGCCAAGTGTCTTCGGCACCTTTTGAAATGTAAGCTTCTACCCATACCCTCTTATCGCCGTCGTTTGGTATAATCTCTACAGCTTTTCCAACAGCTTTTGGTTCATGCATTTCTCTTATATTACCAGCCCAATCAGAAAATGCTTCTTTACTAGCAGTATAATCGACGATCTCACTCTGCTTGTCGATGTCCTCAGTCGTAGCCCATCCTGCAACTGTACGCTTTTCTTTATTGATTTTTTCAATTGGAATATACAGCGTAAAATCTTTATCTTTCATGTCTGACATACTTTAGCCTCCTCGGCTCGGTATTGTGGGGGTAGTTTATCTACCCCCCGTAAATAGTTTTGTATCTGGATACAACAATTGTTTATTATGTGACCGTAAAAGTTTTTCTAACTCCGTTTAATTGGATATGAACAGAGTCAGTATCTCCACGATGCCACACATCTCCATCAACCAAATCGACAGGATCAGCATCCAGCGGAATCAAACGAACTTGCTGGATATTTACTTTGTTAAATTCTTGCTGTCTCGTTAAGTCTTCTTGTGCCATGATCTATCTACCTCCTCTAGTACTAGTTATTGACAGTTCTCGCACAGGGAACAACCATTTATAATTCTTATTTTGTAAACCTGTTTTTTACATTTGTCACAGACTAGTGGTTTTTTTTCTCCAACTCCACCAAATGAATAAATTTTACCGTAGCTTTTTAAGTTTCTAAATGCATCGAATCTTTCTACAGTATCTACCTTTCCTTCGAATATAGAACCATCGTCATGATGAACTATAAATTCTTTTTCCCCTGTTCTTTCTATTTTTTTAGGAACGCTATCGTTCCTTCGTAATTTTTTTACATCCATTCAGGTTTAGTTTCCTTTTGTTTATCGTCGTACCATTTTTGGAATAATTGCTTTGGATCATCGAATCCTTCTGTCATTGCTTTACTGGTTAGTTCAAAAGTTACTATTCCTGCGCCCATAATATGCCGATGTCTAGTGTCAAGGTACCCATCTAATAGCATGTCACTGGTAAAGTTTTTCATTACTGGCTTCCAGTCATCGTCTTGTTCGTCTAATATAAAATATTTCATGGGGCTAGTCTCATGTTATCAAAGCGCAGATCACATCGACAATTGGTTAGGCAGTCTTGTTGCTGATATTCATCCAAAAACTTATCAAGACTGAACCACTTTCCTGCATTGTTTAAACATCCTTCACATACTTCTCCACCCAATCCTTCGATGGGGTGCAAAGTCCATTGCCCATTAGCCAATTCTACTTCTCCTTGTTCTTCCTTTGCTACCTTTAAAGTTAAAATAGTTCCTGCAGTAATCAATCCTAAAATTGCTAAAGGGTACATTAATGCACGAGATTTTCTAACTTTTTCTTCGTTTAGTACTGCTTCTTCAAGTTCTTCAAGAGTCTCGTATGGTTGATCCATAATCTTGTCCATATCAGCTTGGAGGTCTTTAGAAAAAGCAGCTAGGTATTGCTCATTCTCTAGTAAACGTTCTTCAATATCCTGTTCGTCTTTTTCAGTCAGGTCTGTGTCTACTTCTTGTCTGCTTATTACTTGTCCGCGTAATTTGCCTAGTTGAAATGCATCACGATACCTTTCTTTGGCTTCGCTGCTGATCGTATTGTTTAGTGCTTTTAGTATTCGTCGTACGTTGTCTTTTTGCTCTTTGGTTATTCTAAGTGTCTCTTGCTTGTGAGACTTTCCCAGGATATTCCGTATTTCTGTAAATGCGTCCTTCCAATCCTCTACTATACTTTTTGAATACTTTCCTATGATTTTATTTGCTTGTTTTGTTACCTTGGGATCTATGGCTTCCTTTTTAAAAATAGTTTGATGCGCTGTTTCATCAAACTCGATACCCGTTATAGTCGGATATGATTCGGTGCTGGTTAAAAATTTTACCGTATTATTGTACTGGTTTCTGGCTTCTTCTATAGTTATGGGCCTATCAAATTTTATAATCATAGTTGTTAATTTTTATTTTTTGATGCTTTTTCTAATTTTAACATCTCTTGAAGTATTTTGGATTTTGTTTCTTGAAGTTGACCGACCTGTTGATTCAAGACTTCTTGTTCTCTTATAATATCAAAAACTTTTACTTTTAAACTCTTGATTTTTTCATCTCTTTCAGCTAGTTCCTTACCTTTTTCGTTTGACATTTTATTCTCCTATTTAGCGTTGTTGGGCTAATTATTATATAAAACTTACCCAAGCTCCATTTTCTCTTCCTTGAAATTTATTTAAAGTTGTGTTGTAAATTATCATGCCATTTACAGCAGTTAAAGCATCTCTCTGAGTTGTTGTAAGACGATTAGGTATAAAAGCACCTGTAGTTGATAGCAAATCAACAGTACCATTTGCTTTTACTGCTAATCTGTTCGTATTGTTTGTGTGCAAATGTAATTCAGCGTTTTGCCTATTAATCAATGCAATATTTTGATTTGCAGAGGCAGTACTTCCAAGATACCAAAGTTGTGTGTTTCCACCAAAAGAATTATGTCCCGTAATAACTGCGTTAGAATTTACAGTAGTTCCTGGCCCTCTTATTTGAAAACCGCCGCTTGGAAAACCTCCAACGTTTCCAGGATTACCACCAATAACTTCTAATTTTGTACTAGGGGTAGGTGTGCCAATTCCTACATTATCATTAGAGTTAAGTAATACGACATCAGTTCCAAGATCTGTCCATCCAACATCTCCCCAAGTAGCTAATCCGTTTGCATCAGATCTAAGATATCTACTATTTGCAGGATTCCCCCCTGTAATTTTTATCTGACCATTTATTTCAAGTTTTGCATCAGGATCAGTAACTCCAATACCCACATTTCCTGATGAGCCTATGCGCATCCTTTCTGTATCGTTTGTGGCTCCAGACGGAGTGGTGCTGAATACTAATCCGGTAGCAGAAGATGTAGCAGTCCAAGCCTCCTCAGCCTCAGCAATAATTGCTGCAACTTGTTCGGATGTTCCATCTTCGCCTCCTAGAAACCCAATGAGTCCTATGGAATTTGGGGCCGTAACACTTGCGTCAACCCTTTCTAAAAACAAGGTAGCACCAGTTACGGTAGAATCCTGTGAGATATGCAATTGACCTACTGGGCCATCTGTTCCAATACCTAAACGGTTATTGGCATCGTCCCAAAAAAGCTTGGGATTGTCTTCGATTAGCGTCCCTACTGGGGAAACAAAAGGAACTGAGCCTTCTATGCCTGCTAAAATTCCTAAACTCGATTTACTTTGAGTAAGTGTGATAGACATTATACTACCACCAACATCTCATATGCAACTGTGCCTGCAAATGAAGATACTTTTACAGATGGATGACTTGCATCAATACTTAATGATTGCCCAGGATTAATTGCCTTTGTAGTTGCTCCTGCATCAAAGCTAACTAAGAGATCATTTGTTCCATCTCTATTTTGAATTAAAATTGATTGTGAAGTTCCACTAAATGTAACATCAGCAGGTGTAACCGTAGCACTACCATTGTGGTGTTCTGCTACTCCAACAGCTGCTCCATTTGCAACTTTTAGTGCAAAAGTCCCATTTCCTTGATTAACTACTGCTAAAGGTGCCCATCCTGTGATATTACCCGCACCGTCAACCGTAGGCACTATCATTCCAGCTAAGGGCCTGCCGTTTTCATCATGTGGTATAGCTTTAACTTTTTTACCACTTAGTTCTGCCATTTTTATATCTCCTTTTTATTTGTGTGCAACATAGTAAATCGTTAATCTTTTAATTGTATGTTGTGTGATACGTTTATGGTGTTTCCAAATGCGTTATGTAGTGAATAATTAATCTTTTTGTAGTAGTATTATCTGTTTGGGTATACTTGGTTCGTAGGGTTAATCCGCTTGGAACTTTTGATACTCCAGTATTTTTGTATTCGCACTCTTGCCATCCAGTTTTATCCTGCAAAAAAATATTCTTTCCCCATCGTTTGAGATTCGTGAATCCTGCCCCAGTTCCTGTTCCTACTTCAAAATTAAGCTTGTCGCCCCATTGTGCACCTTTTATAAATACTCTAATACCTTGTATGAATATCTGCTGGGTTAAAACTGTTTCTAGTGCATCAGCTGCCCCTGTTATTTCCTTAGAATCCCCAAATATATAAAGTCGTTTTTTATCATCTTCTCCGACTAC